TGCTAACATTGAAGTCGCTCAGAATGCTACTATCAGAGTTGGTAACAACTTAGACGTTGGTGTTGCCAACGATATGTACCTTGCTGCAGGTGGTGATATTTTAGTTAAAGCTGGTGGAACATTTAAAGTTCAGGCTAATGATGTTTCTGTTTTAGCAGACGCAGACTTAACTATGATGGGTACTGGTGCTGTAAGCACTAAAGGTAATACTGTTAATGTAGAATCTGCTGGATCTATGGACTTTCTCGCAGGTGGAACTCTATCTGCTGATTACGCAGAAGGACAATTTGGTAACGGTGCTGCGAGCGCGACAGATGTATCTCCAGTAGAATTAACACCACCACCAGTTGGAGATCCAATAAACTCAGTGGTTCCTTACCTAATTCCTCCAGAACGTAAGACTGAGGAACTTGCTGCAAATGAAACTCCAGAAGACTTCGATACACCAGAAGGACGTGCTGCTGCCAATGCTCAAGCTATCGCTGGTGTTCCTAATGCTCCAGCTCCAGTTGCATCTGAAGAAGCTGGTACACCATCTGGTGGATCTGGTAAACAAGTTCCAGTTGACTGTAAGATTATCTACGGCACTAAGAACTTCACTAACGATTACACAATCTCTAAGAACTTTACTCTTGGTATGTGTATGGATGGTGGTGTGAATGGTAAGCATAAGTTGGTCGACCAAATGCTTAAAGATGGACCAAATTCTCCAGAACGTGTTTATACAGTTCAGGAAATTGTATGTAACTTGGCGATGTCTGCTCAGAACATTCTTGAGCCGTATCTCGAGGCACTTCCAGGTGGTATCGGTGGTTATAACAAACAATGGAAGATTTCTTCTGGTTATCGCCTAAAGGGTGTTGTTCCAACTGAGTCACCATTCTCTGATCACTGTAAAGGTCACTGTTTCGATATCGCTTTGATGCTACCAGACCGTAACAATAAGACATACGTTCTTATCCAACAACTAGAAAAGTTAATCACATATGATCAATTGATTCTAGAGTATCGCGCACCAGAGTCTGTTTGGATTCATACTGGTTACAAACCACAAGGGAATCGTAAGATGGCGTTTACTATGGTAAATGATTCAGTCTATAAACGAGATGCCAAGGGTATCCCATCTGGATTCATCTTACTAGATTCAATCCCACCAAAAGCTAAGAAGGTATGACAGCTGTAACTTATAAGGGAGCTATGAGTAAGGGACAGGATGGATATCCTCCATCTGCTCTTACTGTTATGCAGTGCTCTAAAAGTTATGTTGGTGGGAAAATTATTGGTGTGATTGGCGACCAGTTTGATGATCACGGTCCATCTCCACAACATACAGACATTAAGCGAAAGATCTCGACTGGCGCTGCAAAGACTTATTTCGAAGGACATCTAGCTGCAAGAGTTGATGATTTAATTGCCGACGGAGATGCAATTTCTGATGGAAATGCAAAGACTTTCATAGAATAACCTAAATAAACAATATGGCAAGAAATACAAGAATCTTCTCCGACTTAGACTTTAACTTCACTCCACATCCAGTGACAGGTGATGTATCACGCAGGTTCGATGAGAATGCAGTTAAGACTAGTCTTAAAAATTTGATTCTAACTGCCAACTATGAGCGACCATTCCATAGCGAAATTGGTAGCCCAATTAAAAGATTACTATTCGAGCCAGTTACACCTATGCTCGAAGTCATGCTCAGAAGAGCAATTATAGACACTATTGATAACTTTGAACCACGTGTCCAAGTAATGGACGTTATTGTAGTTGTTTCTGAAGACGAATATGATGTTAGTGTGACTATAGAGTTTCAAATTATAAACACAAACCAACCACTGACTCTTGATTTAGTGCTAGAGAGAACCCGATAATGGCAAATAATAAGAAAATCAACGTAACAGAGTTAGACTTCGATAACATCAAGTCTAACTTAAAGAACTTTCTAAAAGGACAGTCAGAGTTTCAAGACTATGACTTTGAAGGTTCTGCTATGTCTGTTCTATTGGACGTTCTGGCATATAACACTCACTACAATGCTTTGTATAATAACATGGCGATTAATGAGATGTTTTTAGATTCAGCGCGCAAACGTAACAGCGTAGTTTCACTTTCTAAGATGCTTGGATATACACCACGCTCTGCTACTTGTGCTAAAGCTATCGTTACAGTTAATGTTTCTGTTGGTTCTAGTTCTCCTACTGCAGTTACAATGCCTGCATATCAAGGATTTACTACTACGGTTGACGGAATTCAATATACGTTCTATAACACAGGGTCTATGACAGCAACTCTTGCTGCTGGTGGTTATACATTCCAGAATGTAGAGATTATCGAAGGTAAGCCACTATCATTTAACTATACAGTTGCTGATGGTATGCGTTATCTTATTCCTAATGCTAACGTAGACATCTCTACTCTAAAAGTTAGAATCCAAGAAAATTCTACATCATCTATGTACGAAACTTGGAGTAATACAGATACAGTTGTTAACGTTACTTCTACCACTAAAGCATATTGGGTTAAAGAGATCGATGATGGTCTATATGAGATCAATTTTGGCGATGGTAATATCGGTCGTGCCCTTGATGCTGGTAACGTGGTACATTTAGATTATTTTGTTTCTAGTTTAACTGCTGCCAACGGCGCTCGAGCGTTCACATATAATGGCGCGACTATCCTTGGTGGCGCTCAAGTTAGCGTCACAACTACAGGTGTGGCATCTCTTGGCGCAGATAAAGAATCGAATGACTCTATTCGATTTAATGCTCCAAAATTTTATGCTGCACAAAACCGTGCAGTGACACCAGATGACTACAAAGCCCTAATCTATGCTAACGTACCAGAAGCAAAATCTGTTTCTGTGTGGGGTGGTGAGGATAATAACCCTCCAGTATACGGTAAGACATTCATTTGCATCAAACCAAAAGACGCAACTAAACTGACTACTGTTCAAAAAGCTGCTATCACTTCATCTATTCTTAGCAACCGTAACGTCGTTTCTGTTATTCCTGAGATTGTAGATCCAGAATACATTAACATCGCCCTTAATGTTACTGTTTATTATAATGAACAGGATACTACAAAGACTGCAGCAGAGATAGCAACCCTAGTACGTCAGACTGTTATTTCGTATAATGATTCTGACCTGCAAACATTCGATGGCGTATTCCGTTTCTCTAAGTTAAGTAAACTTATTGATGAAACTGATCCATCTATCGTTAATAACATTACAACAGTATTACTTCGTCGTAGAATGACACCGCGTTATAACGTGTCTGCTCAGTATCTGTTAAATATGATTAACCCAATTTATTACTCTGGTGTTGCCGAAGAGTCTTTCTCCAGCACAGGATTTTATATCGCTGGCTCTGACCAAGTACACTATTTGGATGATGATGGTGTTCGTTATGTTAGATTATATCGTTTAGGTACAAACGCTGTAAAAGTTATTGTGAATGACCAGATTGGTACTATTGATTATACGAAGGGTATCGTTGATATTAAGAACTTGCACATTACAGCTCTAGCTGATGTTGACTTTGAACTTTCTATCGCCCCACAATCTAACGACGTAGTTTCTGCTCTTACTCAAGTAGCAGAAATTGCAAATGACCACTTAAAGATTACCGCTATTGCTGATAAGACAGCTTCTGGTGATTTACGTGGTGGATACAATTATCAGTTTACTTCTAGTCGCTCATAATGCTTACCAAGCCAAAGTTATCATCTCTGGTAGCGTCCCAGCTACCTGAATTCGTAAGGTCAGATTATCCTACGTTTGTAGCATTCTTGCAAGCGTATTATAACTTTCTTGAATCAACACAGCAAGACTTAACTAATTTAAGAGATCTCGATAAGACATTAGATTCTTTCATTGGCCATTTTAAAAGTGAACTTGCTTCTAAGTTACCGTATACAACGGTAGAGCCTCGTTTCTTGATGGAACACATCAAGGATCATTATGGTGCTAAAGGTTCTGAAGCATCATTCAAGCTGTTATTCCGTATCCTTTTCAACAAGGAAGTTACAGTTGAATATCCAGCTAAACAGATGCTGCGTGCTTCTGACGGTAAGTGGAATCAAGACGTTTCTGTATTCATCAGAGTCCTTACTGGTCATCCAAATGACCCTATTGGTAAGTTAGTAGATGTTGTTACACCAAACAGAATTATTCGTGTTTTAGTTGATAGACGTCAGTATGTTGAGGTCGAAGTAGATCGTGTAGTTAAAGTTTCTGATAATGTTTATGAATATTACATTGATCGTCGCTTCTTTGGTAATATCTCTGTTGGTGATAGACTTCGTTATCGTGATGATGTTGCTGGTATCTATTTCACTGGTGAAATATTAGCTACAACTTCTCAGCTAGAGATTCAAAAACCTGGATCTGGCTTTAAAGTTGGTGATCTATACAACATTAAAAACTTTGATGGATATGGTTCCATCATGAAAATTTCTCGTGTAGATTCCAATGGTGGTATCGCACAGGGACAATTCATTAAGTACGGTGTTGGTTACACTACAGATTTTACTACAACAATTTCTGCTAAGTCAGGACAAGATGTTTCTGGTACAGCTGGTACTGTCATTCAACGTATTGATACAGTGCAGCCTGGAGGACATATACTCTCCACTCTTAACATTAGTGAAAAACTAGATGGATTTGCTGAATCTGGTACACTGAATACAGCAGACTACAACATGGCTGGTGTTGGAGAAACTGGTGGACCCGCATTAGATGGAACATTTGCTGGTTTGGTTATGCGCGAGTTTGGTATCTCTAGCGTAGACTCTACTGTTACGAATAATGATCCAGCGATCATTAAATGTTCTCTAGGACCACTAGCAAAATATCCAGGTTATTATGTTAACAATGATGGTTTCTTAGATGATGCTATTTTCATTCAAGATAGTCGTTATTATCAAGCATACTCTTATGTCATTAAGATCGATGAAGCATTAGATTCTTATAAAACTGCAGTTAAGAATCTAATTCATCCTGCTGGTATGGCCATCTTTGGTGAGTATGATATTCGTAATGAATTTGATATCAGCGAGCAGTTAGAGTCTTTAGTAAAGATCCTTGCAGTTACTGTGCCAGATGAAATTACTATTGCGAACTTAACTGAAATCAAAGATTTTGGTAAATATTTTGATGATCAGACATCTAACTTCGAGGGCGTAGTAGAAGGACACTTTGTAACAATGCAAGAACTAGGATTGACTCTGGATGGTTCCAGAACAATGCCTTATCTTACATTAGCAAAACCGATCGATGGAACTAACCTAAATTATGATGGTGATATAGAACAACAGACTATTTCTTTAGCTGATGGTGGAGATGTAACTGACTCTACAAGAACGATGCCATATTTCGATACTGTAAAGGCATTAACTTTAAACCACGTTATTAATGATGGAACTACTCTAGATTCTGAATCTGTATTCACTTTAGATACAGAGGGAACTAATGGATCTCGTACCGTTCCATTTTTCGATCAGACTAAACTACTTGATGCAACCCATTTAAATCATGACTTAGCGTATGATAATGAAACCACTACAATGGTTGAACAGGCTATCGGATATGCTGGTGGCGCTTCTAGAATTGGTGCGGATGTATTCGATTTTAGCAAATTACTCGAAGCTAATCACTACTTAAATAATGGAAATGACCAAGATCTAGAACAAGTTGTTATGTCAGACACTGACGCAACAAGTCCTACAGACCTAAATAGAACGACACCAGCATTTGTTTATACGACCACCATAGATCCGACATACTATGGTGGCGACGATAATGCCGCAGCAGTAGACTCTGGCGGTTTACTTGAACTTAACCCATACGGAGAGGCTGGCTTCTTCTTAAATGATAGTGGGTTATACGTCGGCGAGGCAATTACAATCTAACAGGAGAATTATATGGAATTTCAACAACAAGAAGACTTACTAGCTACAGGTGAAGTAAAGATCCAACTATTGGACGCAGCTGGTAATGTAAAAGAAGAACACAAAGTTAAAAACTTAGTTGTTTCTGCAGGTAAGACTTATATCGCTGCTCGTATGCAGGGTTCAGCTATCCCAACAGTTATGGGTTATATGGCTATCGGTACTGGTACTGCAACTCCAGCTGTAGGTAATACTACTCTAGGTGTTGAGGCTGGTCGTGTAGCATTGGCTTCTTTCTCATCTTCATCTAACCAAGTTACTGCTACAGCTACTTTCCCAGCTGGTACAGGTACTGGCGCTATTACTGAAGCAGGCATTTTTAATGCAAACTCAGTTGGTACAATGTTATGCCGTACAACTTTCCCAGTTGTTAACAAGGCTGCTGGCGACTCTATCGCTATCACTTGGGTTGTTACAGTAAGCTAATTTTTAGGTAAATTCAATGAGCTCATCTTCTTTACTGAAGTCTCCTCTACATAACTCTATTGCAGAGGCTCTGTACGATGAGATCCAGAACCGAAATGCACGTTCCTACTATTTCTTAGGAAGAACTGTTAGTTGGACGGACGATACAACTCCTCCGTATCCAATTGATAGTTTTGATTATGAGTTACAAACACGTAACGAAATGATCACTCTTAAAGAAATTAAGAGTACAGACGTTGCGTTCGTTATCCCACGCGTAGACTGGGTTACAGGTCAAATCTGGGATATGTACGATGATCAGTACAGCGATGAAGTTCAAGGTATTAACTTAATTACAGGTGGATATGGTTACTCAGACCCACCTTCTATCACAATTTCTGGTGGTGGTGGTTCTGGTGCAATTGCCGTTCCAACACTACAAGATGGTGTTATTGTTTCTATTGATATGGTCTCTCGTGGCAGAGGTTATACATCTGTTCCTGCAGTAGAAATTACTGGTGGTGGTGGAGAAGGTGCTGCAGCTACAGCTTCTGTGGCTATCGCATATTCTGGCGCTCAGCGTTTAGAAGACATTAACTGTGTTGTTATGACAGACGAGTATAACGTATACAAGTGTCTAGACAATAACAACAATGCTATTTCTACTTACAAACCAATCGGTACTGTTGTAGACCCAGTTATTATGCCAGACGGGTATATGTGGAAATACTTGTATAGTATTCCAATTGCCTTGCGTAATAAATTCTTAACTGACGTTTATATGCCAGTTGTTAACTCTATCCGTTCGCAGTTCTATTCTAACGGAGAGATTCTAAACGTAGTTTTAGAAAACAATGGTCAGAATTATACATTTGCTTCTATCTCAGTTGCTGGTGATGGATATCGCGAATCTGATCCACTATTGTTACAGAACGTTCAAATTTCAGCACCTGGAAGTGGATATAGTTCTGGTGCTACAATCACGATCGATCCTCCTTTTGCTGGCGCAAACTCATGGACAGATGGTGTTGGTATTTTACTTGGGCAAAAAGTAGAATATAATAATAATCTATATGAAGCAACTGTATCAGGTACATTAGCTTCTCCTGCGCCAAGTCATAAATCTGGTATAGTATCAAATGGTACAGCAGCATTAAAATATATTGGTACTCGTGTAACTGGTGCCGTTAATTTAACTGATGGTGCTGTTACTGGTGTTACATTAAACGGTTCTGTTCTAGAAATTAACATGACTAGTCCAGGCTCTGGCTATACTTCTGCTCCATCTGTATCACTTTCTAATGGTGGTGGTTCTGGATTCGTAGGTGCTGCAGTTATGAACGGAACTGGCGTACAGAAAGTTTATGTTTCTGATGCTGGACAATCATATACTTCTATTCCAACGGCAAAGTTTGGAACACAATGGACTGCTACTACAGCATATACAGTCGGTGAGCAGATTTTCTATTCTAGTCGTTTATACACAGTAACAACTGCAGGAACTACTAGCGGAACTGCGCCAACACATACATCTGGTGCTGTTGTTAATGGTACTGCAACATTAACTTATGTTGGTTCACCAGCTACTGGAACAGTCGCGCTAAAGTATGGTTCTGGCTACTCAACTTTACCAAATATTCAAATTCAACCAGTTTCTGGCGGCGCAGGAGCAACAGGATATTTTGTTGGTCTAAAATCAGAAGCTAAACTAATTCCAGTTATTTCTAATGGACAAATCACTGGTGTTCAGATTGATAATGGTGGTGTTGGTTATACATATGCTAACTTAACTGTACAGGGTGACGGAACGAATGCTTCTATTACAGCTGATTTGAGTCCAGGTGATATTAACACAATGCAGGCTAATACTGAACTGTTAACACCCGATGGACGTATCATGGCATATCCAGTTATCTCTGGTGGCTTTGGGTATGGTGGTGCGCCTACAGTTACTATTGATGGTGATGGTGTAGGTGCTACTGCACACGCTGTTGTTGAAGGTGGATCAATTAAAAAATTGGTAGTTGATGGATATGGAACTGGTTATCGTTGGGCTACTGTAACTATTTCTGGCGGTGGTTACGGCGCAAAGGCTCGCGCGGTTCGCGCACCATTTGGTGGACATGGTAAAGATCCAATTACAGGTATGTTCGCGAGAACATTAATGTTCTACACTAATATCTCCAAAGATACAAATCAAGGCTTTAGCGTTAACAATGATTTCCGCCAGCTCGGTATTATTAAAAACCCTCGTCAGTTTGGACAGTATGGTAACCTAAAAACTGCGCTTGCGTCTGCATGTTATGTTGTAACAGGTTTTGTAGATACTGCTGCATTTAAACAGGACATGTTATTGACTGTAGGAGATAATGCAAGACGTTTCCGTATAGTTTCATTGACTACAACTGGTATGTTGTTACAATCTCTAGATAATATGGCACCAGCTGTTGGTACAGTTTTTATTAACCCAACAGGTACTACATTTACTGCTTCTGGTGTCACTGCTCCTACTGCGGATAAGTATTCTGGCCACATATTGTTTATTGATAACAAACAAGCGTTTACGCCTACAGCAGACCAAACAGTTACATTAAGAACTGTTATAAAATTCTAATAAATAAAGAATAACATTTAAAGAAGAGTATAAGAATGATCGATTTCAATACCGAACCGTATAATGATGATTACGATGAGAACAAAAAGTTCTATCGTATTCTGTATCGTCCATCGTTTGCGGTTCAGGCTCGTGAACTTACTCAGATGCAGACCATTCTGCAGAATCAAATTTCTCGCCATGGCGACGCGATTTTCAAACAAGGTGCAATGGTAATTCCAGGTCAAGCATCTATTGAAACAGTAACACAGCCAAACAAAGGCGCAGATTATGTTAAGCTGCAATCAATCTATAACGGCGTAGCAGTTCAGACATTTGTCTCCCATTTAACGGGTATGACAGTTGTAGGTTCTTCTGGTGTTACTGCTCAAGTTGTTGTAGCCCAAGATGCTGAGAATACAGATCCAACTACTCTGTATGTACGATACACTACTACTGGTTCTAACAATACTACTCAAACTTTCTCTAACGGAGAAGTTATCACTACAACTGATGGTGCATACTCTTTCCAAGCTGCCAGTTCTGACGCAGTTGGTAAAGGTTCACTAGCAACAGTTAAGCGCGGTGTCTACTATGTTAACAAACACTTCTGTTTGGTTGAAGAACAAACTATTGTTCTAGACAAGTATACAAACACTCCTTCTTATCGTATCGGTTTATCTGTTGCTGAGTCTATTATCACTCCAGAAGAAGATGAAACATTACTCGATAACGCACAGAACAGCTATAACTTTGCTGCTCCAGGCGCTCATCGCTATTACATTGATTTAACATTAACTAAGTTATCAGTTGATTCTACTTCTGATCAAGACTTTATTGAATTGATTCGTGTAGATCAAGGTAAGATTAAAACAATCGTCGACTCAACTGCGTATTCAATCTTAGGTGATGAACTAGCTCGTCGTACTTATGATGAATCTGGTGACTATACTGTTCGTGAATTCTCAATCGACATCCGTGAACATCGTAATAACGATCGTGGTGCATGGACACAGAACACTGCATATTTAACAGGTGACATTGTATCAAATGCTGGTAACACTTATGTTGCTAAGCTAGGTGGAACATCTGTTACTACTGCTCCAGTTCATACTACTGGTACTGCATATGATGGTCCAGGTTCTACTGGTATCAAGTGGGAGTTTAATTCTACACCAGCATATAACCGTGGTATCTATAAAGATGGCGATGAAGCTAAACTAGCTATCGGTTTAGAACCAGGAAAAGCATATGTTCGTGGTTATGAGATCCAAAAAGATTCTACTACTTACGTGGCAGTCTCAAAGGCTCGCGACTATGATCAAGCAACTAATTCTATTATCCAACCTACTGTTGGTAACTATGTTCTTGTAACAAACGTAAATAACTTACCTCCAATCGACACATTCGATACAATCTCTTTACGTGATCAAGTTACTGCTTCTGGTGTTGGTACTGCTGTCGGTGCTCAAATTGGTACTGCTCGCGTACGTTTTATGGAATGGCACAGTGGTGCTTCTTATGGTTCTACTGCTGTTTACAAGCTAGGTTTATTTGATATTCAAATGAATTCAGGTAAAGATTTTAACCGTAATGTTAAATCTTTCTACTATGCTGGTACAGGTGGTGACTCAAACCTAAGTTTCAGTTCTGATATTAACCCAGTATCTAAGACACTAATCGGATCTGTTTCTGGATCAGGAACTGCTCTTACTGGTGTTGGTACATCGTTCCAAACAGACTTAACTTCTGGCGATTACATCGTTATTGATGGTGTAATGGTTCGTATTACTGGCACTCCATCTTCTCAGAATGCTGCTGCTATTGTTTCTGGTGCATTCACTGGAACTGGCAAGGCATATTCTCTAGCAACTACTCAGTTGTTAGAGCCACAAAATTCTAGTTTAGTATATCCACTGTCTAACTACGCTGTTCGTTCTATGCGCGGAGCAGGTACTGGTGGTATCAATAATACAACTTACTTGTGTTACCAAAAGTTTACACAGAATGCTACTGGTGTAACACTATCTCTAAGCACTTCTGGTACATTTGCTTCTGCTTCTGGCGTAACAAATTACATCGTTGTAGATAATGATGCTACATCTGGTGGTGCTGTAATTCAACCAGTTTCTATTGTAGTTTCTGGCTCTACTGCTACTATTACTCTACCTTCTGGTCAATCTGGTCACTCTATGACTGTTATTGCAGCTGTTAGCCGTAATGGTTCTGGCTACGAAAAGACCAAGACTCTTACTACTGTGACGGAGCAGTTTAACACTGCTGCTCTAGCGCAACAAGCTATCGTTTATCTCGATAAGGCTGACGTTTACCGTATCACTAGCATTAAGACTGCCGCTGGTACTGCGTTCCAATCAACTAATGCTACATTAGCTTCTAATCTATTCACTCTTGATATCGCAGATCGTTTTGACTTTGATAATGGTCAACGTAATACTTTCTATGATTGGGGTCGTTTGAATCTGAAGCCATCGTTCACTACTCCATCTAACCCAGTACAAGTTACTTACGAATACTTCGAACATGGTGTTGGTGATTATTTCGATGTTAACTCTTATAGCAACATTGACTATAACCAGATTCCTTCTACACTACGTGATGCGATCGATTTCCGTCCACGTGTAGCGAACAAGTCTGCTGGTTCTACTAAGAATTTCGTTTCTACTGGTTCTTCTGTTACTGGTATTCCAAAGCGTGGAGAAAACGTAACATCTGACTACAGCTATTACCTAGCTCGTAAAGACAAGATTGCATTGGACTTCAATGGTAAGTTCTTTGATGTTACTGGTGTTCCATCTATCGATCCAGGCGATCCACAAGATCCAGCACTGGCAATGATTTTATATAACTTGACACTTGAGCCATACACATTTGGCACTTCTTCTGATCACATTGCCATTAAGAAGATTGAAAACAAGCGTTATACAATGCGTGATATTGGAAAACTAGAATCGCGTATCAACAACTTAGAGTACTACACATCTCTATCTTTACTAGAACAAGAAACTCAGTCTATGAAGATTACAGACTCTACTGGTCTTGATCGTATGAAGAATGGTTTCGTTGTTGATAACTTTAGTGGTAATAACATCGGTAATACAAAGTCTAAGGACTATTTCTGCTCTATTGATATGGCGCAGAACCAGTTACGTCCATTCTATACTACATACAACGTAAACTTGTTAGAGAAAAACTCCAACAATGGGCAACGCGCTGCATCTAACTATCAGTTGAGCGGTGATATTATCACTCTTCCAATTATTGATACTCCAGTATTGATTAAACAAGACTATGCGTCTCGTTTAGAGAACATTAACCCATTCGCGATCTATACTTTCTTGGGTAACGTTGCAATCAATCCACCTTCTGACGATTGGTTTGAAACTACACGTATGCCTGACATTGTTCAGCAAGTGGAAGGTAACTATAACACTATTAAAGACCTAGCAGCAAAGGCTGGTATTCTTGGTACTGTTTGGGGTGCTTGGCAAGATGAGTGGATCGGACAGCCAGTTTCTACAGGAACTAAAACTATCGTTAGCGATAAGCGCGGTGGTAATGGCACTACTATGGCTCCTAGCACGGTTGATGCTCAGTTTGGTACTGGACCAGCAGCTAATGGTTGGGCACATCGTGTTATCCAGATAGAAACTCTAGCCACTGCAGTTGGTCAATCTCGTTCTGGTGTAAAAACTAATATCTCTGTAAAAACAGATTATGAACAAGTGGCAGATCGTACTGTATCTACAGCTATTATCCCTTATATCCGTTCACGTAATGTATTAGTTCAGACTAAAGGTCTAAAGCCATCTACAAGATTCTATGCATACTTTGATGACATCGATGTTAATTCATATATTGTTCCATCAGTCAAGCTAGTATACACAGCTACTGCTGGTACATTCGATATCTCTACTAACGTTGGTGGTTCTGGTTCTGAAACTAAACGTCGTATCAATGGCGATTCTGAAGTCTGTCTAAACCGTGGTGATGTTATTTCTAATGCACTAAACACAGCTTCTGGCGTTGTTATCGGTAAGTATACTGATCCAGACACAGGCGCTCTAACTTTAGAACTAGCAAATGTTCTTGGAACATTTGTCAATAACCAAACATTCTCTGGATCTGTTTCTGGTGCTACTGGTACTGTTGTTTCTGTAACAACTCCAACCACTCTTATCACAAATAAAAACGGTGAGTTGAATTTCTTGTTCAACATCCCTAATACAGATTCTATTCGTTTCCGTACAGGTTCACGTGAACTAAAACTGATTGATGCTTCTACATCTACTGGTCAATGGACTTCTCGTGGTCGTGGTTTATATCGCGCTGAAGGTATTTTAGAGACTAAGCAAGCAACTATTAACGCTGTACGTAACGCTGAACTTTCTAAAGAAATCATCGGTCCAAATGATGATCCATCTGCTCGTCAAACTATCTACCGCGACGCAGGTAACAGAGTTATTTCTGACACTGGATGGTATGATCCACTAGCTCAATCATTCTTGGTTCAGCAAAAAGGTGGAGCGTTCTTAACTGGCGTTGATATTTTCTTTGCTACAAAAGATGATCGTATTCCTGTTACACTAGAAATCCGTGATATGATTAACGGTAGTCCAGGGCAGAACGTTCTTCCGTTCAGCCGTGTTACATTGAACCCAACTTCTGTTAGCTTATCTTCTAATCAGGTTACACTACCTGATGGTGCTGCGTATCCAACATATGATACACCAACAAGATTTAATTTCCAGACTCCTGTTTATGTACAGGACAATTCTGAATATTGTTTTGTTCTGCAGTCAGACTCTAACAACTACAAAGTTTGGATCTCTAACGTAGGTGATACTATCCCAGGAACTTCTGGAAGAACTATCTCTGAGCAGCCTTATGCTGGTGTTATGTTCAAGTCTCAGAATGCTTCTACATGGACTGCAGATCAGAACCAAGACATTAAGTTTACTATCTACCGCGCAAAGTTTGATACTAGTGTTGTTGGTGATATTGAATTTGTCAACGACGTTCTACAGTATGATACTCTAGATACAGATCCATTCCAAATGGTTTCTGGAACTAATACAGTTCGCGTTTGGCACTATGACCACTGCATGTTCTCTGGATCTCGTGTAACAATTAAAGGTGTTGCTGCCGCTATCAATGGTATCCCAGCTTCTGAACTCAATGGAGATCATGTTATCTCTAACGTAGATGCTGATTGCTACACTATTACAACTACTACATCTGCAACTGGTAACGGTTATGGCGGTGGTTCTGCAGTAATGGCTACACGTAACGTCACATTCGATGTGATTAACCCAACTGTTCAGATGCAGACTTTCTCTGATACTAAGACAAGTTTCTCTATCAAGACTACTTCTGGTAAGTCTATCGATGGAACTCAAACTCCTTACGTTGCAGATACTGCATTTACTCCATGTTTGGTTAAGCAGGATAACTACTTTGATAGCACTCGTGTTATCGCTTCTGAAATTAACGAAAACAACTCTGCTCTATCTGGATCTAAGTCAGTAACATTCTCTGCTCTGATTTCAACTGTTAATGATGCGGTTTCTCCAGTTATTGATACTGCTCGTACTAGCTTGGTTGCTATTTCTAATAAGATTAACCAACCAACAGAAGCAAATACTAACGTAGCTGCCCTAGACGTTAAGGCTATGTTTACTGGTGCTACTGGCGCTTATACATTCACTGCTACTGGATTCACTTCTACAAACGCTACAGTTCGTAACTTAATGTCTGGTCTGGGTATTGGTCGTTATATCACTATCGCGTCTGCTACTACTTCTGCTAATAATGGAACTTACCTAGTTACTGGTTTTACAGATGATGGTACTACAGCGACTATCACTCTATCAGGATTCTCTGGTTCTGCTGAATCTGCTGCTACTGGAACTACAGTTTCTATTCGTGAATTGTTCTTTGATGATATCTCTCCAGAGGGTGGTTCTCATCTATCCAGCTATGTAACTACACCTATTAAGTTTGCTAACTCGTCTTCATACCTGCGTATTCGCTTATCTGCAAATATCCCGAATGAAGCAAGTATCGAAGTTTACTATAAGACTAGCGTTGGTGATACTAAGCAGTTAGCGACAACTAAATATACTCAGATCGTTCCTGACTCTACCATTAATAAGGTAGAAAATGGAAACCCAACATTCTCCGATATTGACTATACGCTAACTGGACTAACACCTTTCGATGGAATGGTTGTTAAGATTGTTATGTATTCTACAAATAGCTCTGCAGTCCCTGTGATTAAAGACTTTAGAGTTATCGCTTGCCCATAATGGATAAGTTTTTAAAAGTCGTAGGACATGATGGCTTAGTTAGAGATCCCTCTACTGGAGCCATCATAAATACAAATAGAACTGAATATGAAGAGTATATGACTCGTCGTAGACATGCTGAGGATCGTGAAAACGCGATTTCTCAACATACAGATGAGATAAATAATCTAAAGAACGAATTACAAGAGATCAAATCGTTAATTCTTCAAGTCTTAAATAAAGACTGAACTAAAGGAAAAACACAATGTCATCAGTTAGCGCTGCAACAATTACGACTCGTGCTGGTAAGGGTAGTCCTCTTACTAACTCCGAAGTCGATGCAAACTTTAATAACTTAAATACACAACTCCAATTAGCACAGACTGCAGCTAGCTACACTGCAGCAGACGTTCTGGCTAAGTTGGTTACTGTCGATGGAACTGGATCTGGTCTAGACGCTGATTTAATCGACGGTTTAAATACATCTTCTGGTCTACCAGTTGCCACAGATAAGAGTTCTGTTGTTACTCGTGACTCTAGTGGTAACTTTACGGGTAACGTAATTACTGGTACTACATTCTCTGGTACATTTAGTGGCGCTGCTGCTATTACTAGTGGTTCTATCACTCTTACTACTCAGTTAGCCATTGGCTCTGGTGGTACTGGTGCTACTACTGCTGCTGGTGCTCGTACCTCTCTTGGTCTAGCCATCGGTACAGATGTGCAGGCTTATGACGCTGAACTAGCTGCTTTAGCGAGTTTAACATCTGCTGCTGATACTGCTCCATATTTCACTGGTTCTGGTACTGCTGGTACTTATACTGCGACATCTTATATGCGTGGTTTGATGGGTTCTGCAGCTGCATCAAATGCTCGCTCTACTCTTGGTCTAGCTATCGGTACAGATGTTCAAGCGTATAATGCCCAGTTATCTGCTGTTTCTGGCGTTTCCACTGGTATGGTTGCTCTTACTGGTGCTGGTACTGCTACTGGACGTACTATTACTGCTGGTGCTGGTATCACAGTCGATAACGGAAACGGTGTTTCTGGTAACCCAACTATTAACGCAAACGTAACATCTGTTCAAGGTAACACTGGTGCTGTTATTGTTTCTGTTCCTGTTACTTCTGTTCAAGGTTCTACTGGTGCTGTTATTGTAACAAACATCGGTGGTAACGCTGCTACTGCAACTAACGCAACTTATGCTACTACTGCTGGTTCTGCCAACGCAGTTGCATGGGGTAACGTTTCTAGCAAGCCATACTTAGCTACTGGTTATGTTACTGCTGAACAAGCAGCGGCTCGTGACTCTGGTCGCCGTTATAATTGCGGTAATATTCAGTGTAACCAGATTGTTGGACCAGCAGGTGGCGAAGTATTTGATACGGGCGGTGGTGTTCATCAATATAGAACCTACTACAGTATCCAGTATACATACAATTGCAACTGCGCTTGCAACTGCTAATCTAGGAACATAACATATGTTAAAAATTAAACCATTCGATGTTTCCACTAAACAGATTCTTCAATATGCTAATATTGAAATAGAACAACCAACTATCTCTGAAGAGGAAATTCCTTCAGATACACCAGTTTCACTATCCAATATAGAAATGGAAAACTGGATTAATATCTCTGGAGATAGTATTGAGTATAAATTAAATTGTATCACTGGTGGAACTACAGTTATTGATATTACTATCCCATTTGATGTTATCAAATCTGCAGGTAATTTTTCAGACCAAAGTTTGTGGACAGTTAAAGACTCTACTCTAGCAGATATTGCAAATAAAGAGGGAACTTATACTGTAAAACAATCAGATATTGTTAATGTGTACACGTCATCTTTCCAAGATAGACCAAACTTGTTTGTGGAAAAAAATCAAACTCTTTCTTGCCCATTAAAGATTTTTGTTCCTTCTAAGACAAGTTCTATCACAGATTTAGTTTTATTAACATATTCTACTGCAGAAGATAGCGGAGTCATTACAACTGTTGGTGGTCCTGCCGCAACTAGCACTAATGTTGTACCATTCACTGAAGGTACTAAATTTGCCACTCAAATGATGGCGACTATTTCTATTACTGCTTCTGAGCCAACTACTGCAGCTGGTGATCAAATTTCTTTACAAGTAGAAGTTAATAATCCTGATATCACAGACGTTTTCGTCGATCCAATATATGGCAGTGTTAACAAAACCAGAATCCCATTAACTAATGGTATTGGAAGTGTTCTCGTTAGCACAGATGGTATGAATTCTGGAGAACAGGTTAGAGTTAAATTTGGATGGTATTCTTACACTGGCGTTGCTTCATTTAATAGAACTCTATCTTAAAAATGACCCCATATATTAATGAAGTTTTGATAGAAGTAAATGAGTTTCCAAAGTATGACGACTTTGGAAACCCCTCTGATTATGGTAATTTACACACAATAAAAGACTATTTCCATTATAAATCAACTTGTGAAGAATATGGTTATAGAGGGATGGTGATACTAAAGTCCGATGTTATAAATACTGAGGATATTCCAGAAGAAACTATAAATAAAATTATAGAAAATAAAATTCCAGTGTTGAAAAAAGTTATAAATTTTGACACTAAAACAGAAACTTGGGTTTTCGTTAAAACAGTCTTACAAGGAAACTAAAATGACTAAACATGTAAAATGGGTTATCGCCCACGAACCAATCGGTTTGTTTTTGAAAGTAGCAGAACGATTCGCTAAAGAAGTTAATCAGAAAACAAACGGTGCTTTTGTCATCGAAGTTCTTTCTTTAACAGATTATTCTAGCAAATATAACAGTGGCAAGGCTATCACTAAGCACGATCTATTGAACTTGATCGATACTGGTGCTATTGAAATGAGCCACATTTATTCTAACTGGCTAGGCGACTATAATAAAGATCTTCATGCATTAGATCTTCCATTCTTATTCTCTGACCATGACCACGTCGATCGTGTTTTAGAAGGTGAAATCGGTAAAGGATTATTAGCTGGTGTTGCTGCTAAAAGCAATGTCCAAGGTCTAGCATTCACATACTCTGGTGGTTACAAAATTGTTCCAGCTAAGAAGGCTATCACTAAAGTTGAAGACTTCCAAGGTATGGACATCCGCACTAGCAAGAGCCCAGTATGTATGGAAATTTTCTCTACACTAGGTGCTACTCCAAACCAATCTATCGATATTGAACACTTGACTGAAGCTGGCAAGGCTGGTCTAGTTGATGGTGGTGAGTCTACATACGTTCGTGTATTCCCATTAAACCAAACTGAAGCGTTTGGATACATCAATGAAACTAATCACAACCTCTTGTTGACTAGCATTATCGTTAACAAAGATTGGATGTCACAGTTCGACGAAGAAACTCAACAGATTCTTTCTGATGCTGCTTTCGTTGCTGCACGCCAAGAACGTCGTGAGTCTGTTGCTGATGTTCCAGGGATTATCGCTGACTTCCAAGCAAAGGGTGTTCAGTTGGTGACTATGTCTGAAGAAGAAAAGACTAAATTCGTCCAAGCAACTTCTGCAGTGTATGACAAGTTTGCTGACTATTTCACTCCAGGTCTAGTTCAGAAAATTCAGTTACACTAAGTGACTAAGTAGATTATGTAAGGGGATGCAAGTCATCCCCTTTTTCATTTCGAGGACATTATGATTTTATACTATAACACCCATAAAGTTTGCGACGTTATTCGTAGCAACAACCATATATTCAGTGATTATTATTCAGCTTCTTACAACGCCGCACTTTTCAATCAGTATGAAAAGTTTGGGATGAATAGGTTCAACGTAGTTTACGATAGAACCAATCACCTACCACACTTCCTCAATATTACCCCAGACCTGCATCCTATGCCATCTAAGATAGATGGATATAATAAATCATTTTTTGATATTTCTG